TGCTAATGATAGTAAGTCAAGATAAAGGATAAAAAAACAAAGAACCCGACAGAGCCCTAAGGCCCTGCCGGGTACTGTTGCTAGTTCTCGAACTGCAACCGGTCCACGCCATTGGAGCTCCAGATGGAGACTCTGATGACGTAAGGATTTCCGTCTTTCTTGAAGACGAAACCAGCCTCATTCTGAGGCAGGCTATTGATCTCGGAGACAGCCGCATCCGGGATCCTGTGAGTACCAGTGGTCGCAGTGCCGCTGATACGTGCAGCCTTAAGGTCAAAGCGCCCATCGCTGTCAACCTTAGGAAGACCAACACCGACGCTCTGTGAGCCGTTAGTGTTGTTGAAGACAGGGTTGTTCGTCGAGCTCGCTCGAAGAATGACCTTGACTTTACCACCGTTAGCCTCGGTCCCCTGAGACCGGATAATGGCCTCGATAGACTCCGTAGGAGTGTGAGTGGTTTCGAAAGAGATTTCAGACATGTTAGCTCCTTTCAGTGTTGTGCTAATGCCTACCCAAAAGCCCCAGCACATATAAAAAACGATTTACCCCTAGGACTATGGACCCCCACCCCTCCTTTTGCTCCTTGCCTTCCGCCCCCAGTATGTGCAATTTTCTGCGTAACAAAAAACCCCTAAAGGACACCTAATGGGCAAGAAGTACTCTGATGGCGAAGGATGCACCCCTGTTTTGGGGAGCCAATTACTTGAGGGATTGTTTGCCGAACTGATGAATCAAGTGAAGCAATCCCTGGACTGCTGTCACCCTGATGTCAGGGACAAGACGTCACTAACACTAGAGCAGAACCTGTACATCGTTTACACGGTGGCACAGGGGGAGTCAGAGCTAGTCCTGGACATCACTAAGAACCATAAGGATGCCAACCTCAACAAGAAGCACCGTGCCTTCGTGAAGCGCCTTAAGCGCTTTCACGATGACATGCAGCTCATAGCGCCCGAGGTAGAAGACATAGAGACTCTGAGGAATTTCCTGATGTGCCTAACGATGTGGCTCCAGGATTCTCATATGATTATGGATGAGGAGCAGGGACGTGAAGTTAGAGACTATGTAAGTAAGAAAGGTTTTAATCATGACGCAAAGACGGCCAAACCTACTCTCCACCTCCTCCGAGGCGGCGATAAAGGAAGCGACGCAGCACGATCCCTCCGACTTAGCACCTCTCTCCCAGAGGATGCCGAAGGGCCCCAAGGGGAAGATGAACGAGCAGGTGATGGCGATCATCCGAGCGGAGTACGAGAGCGGGACGAACATCGAGGCTCTAGCTCAGAGGCACGGGATGAGCGCCAGGACGATCCATCGGTGGAAGAAGAAGGAGGAATGGGAGAGGAACCCGGAAGTTCTGACGGACATGATTCTTCAGAAGGCTCGGCAGAGTATCGAGCAGAAGGCTCAGAACTTATCCCAGATAGCTGAAGCGGATGTAGAAAGAGTTATCCAGAGCCACAGAGCAGCCAGCAAGGTCTTACAAGACCTGCTGACTGAAACCCTGGCTAAGGTACTGGCTTATCCGCACGAGGATCCATTCAGGCAGCTTCTAACGATCAAGGTAGGCAGCGAGGTAGCGAGGAACATTCAAATGATGGACAGGAAGAGCTGGGGGCTTGAGGATCGAGCCAAGGGTTCTACCACGGCAATTTACGAATTACTGCAAGGGATGGACGAAACCGTCGAAAAGAAGGCAGTACGCATTGAGGAGAAGTATTAATGTTAAATATTATGATTTCCACCATTGAGAAGATGCAGGGGAACCTGGATGCACTCCGGGGTGACCTGGATAAGTTCCAGAAAGGAAATGATTCTGCCGGTCGCCGCATGCGTAAGTCTTGCAGCGAGCTAGCTAAAGCCTGTAAGGATATCCGCAAGGATGTTCAGGATGTTCGAGCACAGCGCAAAGACTAATGCCACCTGAGCTAACCTCAGCGCTTCTTGATTTCGGGGCGCTGGGGATAGCCTCGGGAGCCATCTTCTGGCTTTACGTAAAGAATACGAAGCGCCAGGAGGAGCTGGTAGACAGCTTCCAGGCTCAGCTTAGAGAGCAGGCAGATGAGTGCAATAAGCGTGAAGCGGATGTCCGCGATCGCTATGACGCTGTGGTCCGTAAGTACGATGAGGAGCGGATCCAGACGCTCCAGCAGCTAAGCGCTAAGTTAGATTCCCTTGAAAAAGAGGTTAAAGACATGGAAGCTATGGTGAAGGACGGGCTCGGCGAGATGCGTCAGCATTACTCTGGCTTGAGCGCCATTCTCGGAGAAAAGGTATGAGCGATGAGCGCAGGAAGGCTGCAATGAAAAAGCTTGGTCTCTCAGGTCTTAATAAGCCGAAACGCACACCTAACCATCCAACAAGTTCTCATGTTGTTATGACGAGCGATGGCGTAAAGCGTTTCGGGCAGCAGGGTGTAAAGACCAATCAAACGGCCGGGCAGCGCAAAGCCTTTAAGAGTAGGCATGCAAAGAATATTGCAAAGGGTCCTAGTTCCGCAGCTTATTGGGCAGACAAGGTAAAGTGGAGTCCTAGCAAGACAAAGGACAAGGATAACCAGAAATGGGTTAAGGGTTCCAGTAATGCAAACAGTTGAGACTGAAATAGTACGAGCGCACACACGCCTTGATGGCGTGGATGCGCGATTGAAACGCATGGAGCGCAAGCTGGACTTCCATACGACGATCATCGTTGCGGTAGTTACGGTGGCCTCTATTCTCGGCCCTGCCGCTTCTGCTCTTCTGGGCATCTAATGGCCAAGAAGAAGCCTGTTACCATCGGGGAAATGCGCCGCAAGCAGCGCTCTAGGGCCGCTAAATCTAAGCTGGAAATGGGTCCTGCAAAGATGGATACTTCTCATATTTCCCCTATGCGCCAAAGGGAGAAGAAGTCACTCATGCGCCTTCATAAGACGGTTGGAAAACCACTTACCGATGAGGAATTTGATAGAGAGTACGACGATCCGGGTAATCTAGGTCAGGCGAGAGCCGAAAAGATCAGGGAAATGCAGGATCGGCTCAAGAGCCCCCTCTTTGAAAAGAGATTAGCCGACCAGGGAATCCATTACGACCAGGAGGTTTTAGATCGTGTTTCGAGGGGTATCGAAACAACCCCTGTAAGGCTGAGCTATATGGGGGGTTTCGCTCCAAAGGGGGCCTATAACCCCCGCCCTGGCCGCCGATCTGTCAGATTAGACACGCTCGCAAAACAACAGTATGGCGAAGATGTAATAAAGAGAACGCTAAGGCATGAACTGGAGCACGATGGGGATGAGCGTTTTGAGGCTGTTGCTGGCAAATCCCTGGCGAACGAGCAGGTAGGCATCCTCAAAAAACTTGGGGCTATACCCGGAAAAGAAGGGCACGACCACGAAAAGACCGACAAGGAGGCGCTTTACTCTCCGGGTCATGTCCGCATCGGCATCATGGCCATCAGGGATGAACTCGGCAAAGAATTTGTAACACGCGATGACTTGTTGGAATTACTCGGCACTCCTGGTCCCAGGGGAGAGGACGCTAGTTTCGCGTGGAAGAACCGTGATTCTGTGCAGTATCTCAAGCGAATGATTGCAACCGGGAAAAGCTTTAAGGAAATTGCGGATCTGATGAACCAGGTAGCAACCCGGCAGAAAGTTGCTGCTAGAGCATCGAAAGAGTGGGCTTGATGGATCTCAGAAGCGAGCTAATCAAGTGCAAGAATGACTTTGAGTACTTTGCCAGTCGCTACCTGAAGATCGTTACCAAGGATTCCAGGCTACAATCCCTCCGGATAAATCCGGCGCAGCGGGATATAATCAACGCTTTCGCCGAGAACCCGCACATGATGCTGCTGAAGGCAAGGCAGCTAGGTAGCACAACTGGTATTGCTGCTTATTTCTTTTGGGACACTTTATTTAATCCTCACATGAGCGTGGCTGTTGTTGCTCATACGGATGAAGCCGTTAAGCGGATCTTTGAGATCTACCGTAGATTCTATGAGAACCTGCCGGAGTTTCTTAAGCTGGAAACCGTGCGGTCTCGCGAGAATGAAATCAAGTTTGTGACAGGGAGCGGGATCAAGGTGGGCTCTGCGTCTACACAGAGTTTCCGTGGCGGCACGTATCAGCGGATTCACGCCTCCGAGTATGCTTTCTGGGGAAACATGCAGATAGCCATCGCTTCGCTGTTTGGGACAGCGACCGATGACTCTTTGATTGTGCTGGAGTCTACCGCTAACGGGCTAAATGAAGCCTACGAAATGTGGACCAAAGACAACGGCTTCCGAAAGATCTTCCTGGGATGGCAGATGGATCGTGATTATGTCACTGAGAAGCCTCATTTTACGGACCCAACGGAAGAGGAACTGGAATACAGCTACGAGAACAAGCTGAGCCCTAAGCAGTTTAACTGGATGGTGAGGACGCTTCGTACGAAGTGCGGCAACAACTGGAATATCTTTAACCAGGAATACCCCGCAGATGCGGAGATGGCCTTTATCCAGACCGGAACCAGGTTCTTTCCGAACAGCTACCCGGTAGTTCACGCTAAAAGCGGCTTTAAAGAGTACCTTCCCCCCAGGAAAGCCGGTGTTTACATTATGGGTGTGGATACAGCTTCGGGCTCCCCAGGAGGGGATTACAGCGCCTTTATGATTCTAGATGTCACACGTCGAGAGCATAAGGACATCACAATGGTGGCTTCTTTCTACGAGAGAATACCGCCTAGCCTATTTGCCAAGCACGTCCTCTTACATGCCCGGAGGTACAATGCCCTGCTTGTCATTGAGTCAAATAGTTACGGGCTTAGTATTGTCGAGCATGCCCAGGAAGCTGGATACCCGCTCCTGTATCGGACAACTAGCTTCGATTCGATTACCAAGAAGTGGCAGGATCGTGTGGGCTACACAACGACCGTCAAGTCCAGGCCGGTAATGATTAGCCGCCTGTATGAATATGTTACTAGGGACTGGCTAAACGTTAAATGCGACCGTTTTATGGCGGAAGCCAACCGCCTCCAATACAATCTTCGCGGCAAGGTAGAGGCAGCCCCTGGCCAGCATGATGACATGTGTATTGCAACTTCTCTTGCATTAATGGGGCTAGATCAAGTAAACGACCATGAGGATTCTATTATAGCTCAGTATAAACCTGCCAATCTCCGCGAGGTATTAGATTGGGAGCGAATGACTGGTAAAAAGTGGAAAGATCACAATGATACGGACTTCACCCCCGATAGCGGTGAAATGATGTTGCAGGCAATTTACCGATGACGGTTCCTGGCCCGATAGCCTTGTAGGAGAAGAAGATGTCTGTTTTGAGTAGTGAGCAACATAGTGCGCTGATCGCCCGACTTGAAAGCGATGAGCCAGCACCTCAAGAACCCGTAGTTGAAGCGGCGGCGGCGCCGGAGGTGATGCCAGAGGAGCAAGAGGAGCAAGAAGAACCAAGTGAAGCCCCAGAGACTGAAGATGCAGAGTCTAGCGACGATCTACACCAGGTGCCTTATTCAAGGTTTAAAAGTGTAATCGATACTCGGAATGACCTCCGCTACCAAGTCCAGCAGCTTGAAGAACAGATTCTGTATATTCAGCAGCAAGGACAAGCGGCTCCTCAGAAAGAGCGGGCGCCCGAGCCAGAACAGGCTCATAGCATTTGGGACGACGTAGACGATGGTGTGCCCGAACAGGCAGACGATCGTTATGCTCAGCTTGAACAACGCCTCGAACGACTGGATGAGATGGCGGCAGAAAATGAGCTTGAGGGCGAATTGGCTGTTGTAACTCAAACACATCCAGATGTTCCCCAAGAGGTAATTCTGGAGGCTATTGCTGGAAACCCCGAGTTGACAGCGCAGGAAGTTGCGGAGAGTTACTCACAGTTTGTTGCGGAAATTGAAGAGTCAGCGTTGGCTCGATATAAGCAGCAGACACAAGGTGTCGCGCCACGAGTTGGTTCCTTATCTAGCCCGGCTGTTGCTGGGGCAACTCCTGAGAAAACGGAGTTGAATATGAACACAGCTCGTGACGCTTTAGTTAATTTCTTACAAGATAAGGGCTAGTAGCCATGGCTGTTACAGTTTCTGATCTGGATCCCATTCTAAAAGAATTTTATCAGGGTCCAATCATCGAAGCGCTGAACTCTCAATTAGAGATGGTTCAGCTTTTTACTAAGACGACGCTCGACTGGCAAGGTCGCCGCGTCATTATCCCCGTCCACCTGAGCCGCAACTCCGGAACCGACTTTCTCGCTGAGAGCGCCGAGCTTCCTACTGCTGGTCAACAGGATTATGTCAATCTCGACATTCGGGCGAAGTACCTTTATGGGCGCTTCCGTCTGACCGGACAGGCAATTGCCTCTGCTAAGACCACGGCGAATAGCTTCGCTACTTACGTTCAGAGTGAAATGGACCGTTTGGTCACGGACGTTAAGGTCAAAGCAAACCAGGCTATGTATACCGGAAACGGTTGGGTCGGTTTCATCTGGCGTCGTAAGGACACCGGGCAAAACAACCTGGACGTCTTCAACTTCAGTGGCAACAAGGATCACGTCCGTGCGTTGCAGACTACTGCTCGCGGTGGAAATGGTGCTGCGGCTACCGACATTCTCTCTTGCGATGTTATCCGTCTGGATACCTACAGCAGTTCTTATGTCGGCAATGGCACTATGGTAATCAGTGAGCTTGTCGGTGGTGTTTACACTGGCGTTGGCGCATCTGACACAACCATTAGCCTTGTGGCTATGGCAACGGCTGCCGGCACTGGCGACAATTACCTCGCTGGTGGTGGTGGTTCCTTCCCGTCTAACACGGCGCTTCGTGCAAACGTGCCCGCTGCTATTCGTGTTAAGGCCTCGGGAGCACACAGTGTTGCCGGTGGTAACCAAGTGTTTACCGCTAACAATGGCACCACCCAGTTCAGCATCTCTGCGGTTGTTGATAACGAGCAGATGGGCCTCTATGGCAATCTGTGCAAGCAGGTTCACTTCGGTATTGACCGGAACCTGACCAGCACTACCGCTTCCGGTGTTGTTGGTACCGCACAGGCTTCGATTGCTCGTCCGGTTGAAGGTGGTAACCACGAACTCCGTGCTGCCGCTGTTGAGACGAACTTGTACACGACTGCTGGTCCGGCAGACGTAGCTGCGGCTGAAATTGACTTTGAGCGGATGCAAGCAA